TACCTTTCAGTTGCTCGGCGCGTCGGCCGGGTCGGTGGTGGGGGCGGGGTCCTTCTTGCCGGTCTTCGCCGCGACGACGGCCTCCCAGATCGGCGTCTCGCCGGTCTCGCCGGTCTGGAAGTAGACGGACTCGGCGAAGGCGTCCGAGACGGTGAGCACCGACTCGGGCTCGCACTTCTCAAGGCCGCGATCAGTGACGACCCACAGGGTGTCGGCGGTGACATTGCGGAACGCGGGCATGGCTCTCCTCGGGCGCGCAGGATCGACGGAGCACGCGACGCGTGTCCGTTGCTTGGGGGTCGGGCTAGATCAGGCAGGTGGCTTGGACGGTGAACGGCAGCCGCACCGCGGTGCCGTCCGCGAACTGCTCGATGTTGCACGAGATCTCAGTGATCTCGACGCGCAGAACGTTCGCCAAGCCGAGCGCGTAGTTCGCGCGGATCGCCGACTCCACGTATCCGAGCACCTGAAACGCGCGGGTGCGGGTCGCCGACACGTCCACGTCGCCGGTCTGGCTCATGGCGAAGCAGTTGATGGTCACGACCTCGTCACGGGTTGACGACGTGCCCGCGAGATCGTGATAGGCCTGCGTGATGCGCCCGGCCTCGCTGTTCTCGGGGTCGCCGCCGTTGCCGACGATGACGAGGTCCGTAAGCCGGTCCTCAGTGATCGGCAGGCCGTCCGAAACCGTCACCGACGACAGGTTGCCGTCGGCCTGCAGCGTGGACAGGAGCGCGTCGTAGACGGCCGCGAACCGGGATGAGGTGGTCATGCGATGCCTGGCATCGCGATCATGTCAGCCAGCTCTTTCACTCTGTACGTCACGATGTTGTTGCCGCCTGGTATGAAGTCGTCCTGCCCGCCCATGCCCATTGGGCTGGCGCCGCGTTGGGTGCGCCACAGGTGCCGGGTCAGCTCTTTGACCAGCAGCTGCGCGGTCGGCGACGGGTTCGCCTCCCCGGCGACGTAGGTCACGGTGATGTGCCCACGACCGGTCGCCCACACCAGCGGCGTCAGCGTCGTGCCGCGCCGGATCACCCCGGCGACCAGGTCGGCCACGTAGTCGGTGCCAGCGGTGAGCGTGACCCCGTTCTCGGTCACGCTGGTGATGCTTGCTGCGGGCAGCACGTCCAGCACGACCGCCTCGGTGCCGTCATTGGAGAAGCTGGCCACCACGGTGCGCCGGCGCAGCTGGCGGCCGGTCAGCCGCTCGGCGATGTCGCTTGCCTCAAGGATGAACTGCCGCAGCTCCTCGTCGCTGCTCGTGCTGGTCACGTTCAGGTACGCCTTCGCGTCCGTGAGGCTGAGCAGGCTGAGGTCGGCGGGGTCGTTGACGGTGAACGCGTCGGTGTAGGAACTGGCGTTCGTGCCAGTGGCCACCCAGCGCACCAGATAGCGGCCGGCCGTCGTCGGCGTGTACGTGTAGTCGTACTGCCCCGTGGTCGTCGGCGACACGGTGCTGGTGCTTGTGGTGCCGTTGGGCGCGGTGATGGTCACACTGACACTGGTCGCGTTGGCCGCGGCGCCGGCCGAGTCCTTGACCAGGACGCGCAGCGGGACGAGGTCGCCGAGGTCGTAGGCCACGTCGGTCACGCTCCTGTCATCGTCGAGGTCGGTGCGGTGCTGCGAGTCATGGTCGAGCCGGGCGCGGTGCTTGCGGTGATGCTGGCGGCCGGGGCCGCTGTGGCCGACATGCTGGCCGTGGGAGCCGTCCCAGCGGCCATCAGCGCGCCGCTGACGGCACCGGGAGCCATCTGCCCAGCGGTGCTAAGGATCTCCGCGATGGTCGTCAGCGTGACGCTGTCGACGATCTGGCGGGCCTGCTCAAGGACGTAGGCGGCGGCGTCGGCGGCGGTGACCGAGTCGACGGTGGGCCGTGACCTTCCGATGGCCTTGGTCAGCGCGTCCGAGACGGTGACCGAGTCGGCAGCCGCCCGGCTGCGGGCGACCACTGCAGCCACGCTGTCGGAGGCCGTGAGCGTGTCAGCGGCAGGGATGGCGCGCGTGACCGACGGGGCGGCGGTGTCCGCGACGGTGACGGTGTCTGCTGCCTGTCGGGCCCGGCCGAGTGACGTCGCCAGGGCGTCGGAAGTGGTGACTGAGTCGGTTACGGCCCTGGTGCGCGTTGGCGCCGCGCTCAGCTGGTCCGCTGCCGTGGCCGTGTCGGCGGCGGCGCGGGACAGCGCAGCAGACGGGGCGGCCGTGTCGGCGGCGGTGATGCTGTCGGCGGCAGTCCGCGTCCGGCTGGCTGCGGCCGTGACCTGGTCCCCGGCCGTGACCAAGTCCGACGCCTCTCGGGCGCGGGCGACTGAGAGGGTCGTGGCGTCCGAGACGGACAGCGAGTCCGACGCTGCCCTGTCGTTCCCGGCAGCCGGGGTGTACGTGCCGGTGATCGTGTCCGACGCGGTCAGCGAGTCAGCGATCGGGCCCTGCCGGCCGACGCTGCTTGCAATTCCAGAGCCGAGAATGCTGGCTGATAGGTCCGCTGTTCCCAGCCAGATGCCATCCGTGGTGCCGCCGTCGAAGTACGAGCCGAGCGACGACCCCAGCTCCAGAAGTGCCGCGTCAACGAGGTACTTCTGGCCGGATGTGCCAGCAAGTGCTTGAGTGACCTGCACGGACGCCCGCAGCGTCCCTGCGGGCGCTACGTTCGTGATGCTCAGGCGGGTCCAGCCCATCGCTGAGGTGACTGTGGTCGTCGGGCCGTTGGCGTACCCAATAGTGGTGCCGGGTGCCTGCCACCTGATCTGGGCGCGCAGCCCGCAGTCCTCGTTGCCACTCGGAACTTTGACGTAGATGCTGGCCGTGTACGTGTTGCCACGCGCGGCGGGAAGAGCCGACGTGGACACGATGACGGCGCCCTGATCCACGAAGGCGCCCTTGGTCACCTCAAGGCAGGCAGTGCCCGAGTAACTGTCAGAAGTGATGCGTGTGAGCGTGGCGCCGCTGGTTGGGTTCGTCCACGGCGATGAACTGACCTCGAACGACGGGTTCGGGGACAGGTTGACGCGCGTGTCGGCGACCCGCAGCGCATCGACGGCGGAGCCGTTGAGCGTCTGCGAACGAGAGAGACTGTCGGAAGCGGTGAGAGAGTCAGAGATTTCTCTGCTCTGCCCCCGCGTGATTCTCTCAAGGGACGCTGGTCCAGTGACGGAGAAGTCATCAACGTAGGTGACATCGCCGACCGCTGCGGTGGTCGGGGTTCTGAAACCGACCTGCATGAAGGCGGCAGTCGCCCCAGAGGTCACCGTCGTGGTGACCGCAGTGAACGCAGTGTCCGAGATGCTGGTGTTTGAGGTCGTGCCGGAGGCCAGACTTGTCCCGGTGCTGCTGAAGAACTCATAGGACAGTCTGTAGGCGCCAGCCACTGAAGCACGCAGATTCGCCGTGATGGTGTACGTGGTGTTGGGCTGCACTGCGAACAGCTCTGACGATAGAACTTGCCGCTGGCCTGACGCGGTGTTAGTGATCTTGATCGACTGAGCACCACTGTTGACGATTGTGTTCTCTAGCGCGTAAGAGGCATACAGGCTATTGACGACCCACGGGCTGAGCCCTGTCTCAAAGCCACCGTTAAAGAGGCGGTTTCCGCTTCCGAGGGTGATCGTGTCAGACGGGTTGAACGGAGGAAGCGATGCGTATCCGGTTCCGCCAAAGCCGATACCGCGTGACTGTGTTGAACTCCGAGCCACGCTGTCCGACGCGGTGACGGCGTCTGCTATTGAGGCGCCGATGCTATCCAACGAGTATGTGGTCGGGATGATCGTCGGCCACAGGTGCTGCTCGGCGGGCCGGTTCTGCGGACTCTCAACCGTGGTCGTGACCGTTGTCTGGCCGTCCGAGAACGAGCGCGACTCAAACTCGGGGAACGACAGGAAGCAGTAGACGGTGCCGCGCGCGTTGAGCGCGGCCACCAGGTCGTTCGTCGCCGTCGCCGTGTTCTGGCCGACCGTCAGGCCGGTGAACGTCGCCGCCAGCGGCAGCGCCGCCATCTGCTCCGGCGTCTGCCAGTCAGCCGTGGTGAGGGTCGGCCCCCACGCGCCGATCCGCAGGTACGCGGTCGTGATGTCAGCGACCTGCGTGGTCAGGGTGATGGTCGCTGACGTGACGATCAGACCGGCGTCGAGCGCGCTCGTGTCGAACGCGATCGCGCCGATCTGCGCGATCCGGTAGGTGCCGAAGTCGGTTTCGTTGTACTGCGCCTGAATGCTGAAGGGCACGTTCGTGTAGGCACTGCTCGGCGTCGTGTACGCGAGGTCCCAGTCCACCGAGTCCTGTGACCCGGACACCATCGCGCCGACACTGGTCGGGTACAGGGCCAGCGGCTCGGCCGCGACGCTGAACGAGCGCGTCTGGTTGGACTGGTCGACCCCAGTGATGCGGACCGACAGTGCGCCAGAGACAGTGGTCGGCGCGACCAGCGACGCCGACCGGACGCTAGCGGAGCCGGGCGACCCCGACATCGGCTATTCGTCCCACTTGAAGTATCCGGCGAACGTGCCAGTCGTCGCACCAGACGCGTTCGCGTTGGCGATCACCAGCCCAGACGCCGACGTCGCCTCAACGATCAGAGGGTTGTCGTAGAACGTCCACACGAAGAAGCCACCAGCGGTGACCGCCAGGCCGCCGACAACCAGCCTGTTCGTCGTTGAGAACGTCGGGTTTGCCGACCACGTCGAGTCCACCGTTCCACTGGACGCCGGGTCGGCGGGGTCAAGCGACTGACCAGCGAGCGTCGCAGTCTGCGTTCCGCGCGCGGTCGCCCGGGCGAGGTAGAACTGGGGAGCTGTCGTCGGCGCCACGCTGACCCCCACGCCCACCTCGTACACGCGCAGACGGGTCGTCGTCCCGGTGTTGCTCAGGTTCGCCACCGGGCTGTTGGACGTGTTGATCCCGGCGCGGGAAAACCCGCTGGCGTAGACGCTCATCAGGACTCCTCGTGGCGAAGCATGTTGTCGTTCACGTCGGCCTCGTAGCCACCCACAGCGGCGTACTCGCAGGAGCAGGCGCCCACCCAGCGGCCCTCAGACTCGGCCACAGTCCAGTCGTGTCCCATCGCGCGGCCTAGGAGAGCGTGACGGTTTGAGTGATCGTCAGCGTGTCACCCGACGCCGACAGGGTCGCGGTCGCCGACAGCAACGTCTCAAACGCCATCGTCCCCGAGCTGCTGGCCGTGAACAGGCCGGCCTTGGCGATCGTCACCGGCAGCGAGTCCGAGCCGTTCGTCGTGAACGTCTTGGAGATCGTGTAGGTCGACGTGCCAGCGGTGTGCGCATACGTCCCGAGGGCGCGGATGAGCCCGCCGCCCGCCGTCGCGATCTCACCGGTCAGCGTCGTGTTACCAGCCGCTGGCGTCGTGGAGTTTGCCGTCAGCGCGATGTACGCGGCCGTCGCCGTTCCACCCGCGCCACCCACCTGAGCAGCGATGAAGTCCTTGCCAGCGTTTGTGAGCATGTCAGCCTCCTAGGCGTTCAGGCCGGGGACGGCCAGCGGTGAGCAGTTGAAGAAGGCGCACAGCTGCGCCTCAAGGTCAGGGTCCGAGCAGGCGACCCACGACGGGGCAGCCGTCGACTGCGCCGCCCACACGCCCGACGGGTCGGTGACGGTCACGAACGCCTCAGGCACCGTCATGCCGTCAGGGAAGTCCACATAGGTGATGCGCTCATCCGACGAACCCGCGAGGTCGTCGTGGACGGGTGCGATGTTGCCGAGCTGCAGGATCATCTAGTCCTCCGACTTCCGGCGCCGGCGCGGTGCCGTCGCAGTCTCCACCGCAGCCGACGGAGACACCGCCGTCTCCACGCGCGCAGGCTCAACCACGACGACCGCCAGGCCGATGCGCACTAGGTCGGCGGCCTCAAGGTCGGAGACCTCCAGCAGCCCGCCCCGTTCCGGCCACTCCACGCCGTCCCGGAACCCGGAGATGCGCGCGACCATCTTCACCAGTGGCATGATGCTCCCTCTCTCGTCCACGACACCCACCCCACGGGACGGACACCCGAAGGCGCCCGCCCCGCAGAGACGGAGCCGTGACTAGGCGGCGTTTCCGATGTAGTGCTTGACCGCGCCGGACTGGTCGGCGAGGATGCCGTCGCCGCGCACGATCGCGCGGAACGTCACCAGGTCGTTCTGGAAGGCGAACTCGTCCGAGCGCTCGAACCGCACGCCACCGGCGATGCGGACGAAGTACGCGGACATGTCACCGAACACGACCGACTTCGCCGAGGTCGCCATGGCGGCGATGTTCGGCTCGATCACCACGGGCTTGCCCAGGATGGTGTCGGGGGCGGCACCGAACCCGGGGGTCCACAGGAACTGGCCGGTCCCGGCCGAGGCGCCCGAGTCGTCGCGCATCTTGCGGATGTGCGCGGCCGTCGCGTCGCGGAACAGCCAGACGCACTTGTCGCTGTTCCGGTACGGGGCGATCACCGAGTAGAACAGGTCGATGAGGTTCGCCGCCGTCGGCTTGCCCGACACCGACGCGTCACCAGTGACGCCGAGGGTCGAGGTCTGCGTGACGCCCGAGGGCTTCGACGAGCCGTTGCCCGTGGCGAGGTCGGCGCCGAGGGCGTTGCCCAGGGCGCGGCCAGCCGCGCGCGCGAAGTAGCCCGCCATGTCCACGCCCGTGTCGTCCAGCAGCTCGCGGCTGACCTGGAACGAGTACGCGTACTTGTACGCGCCGAGGGTGCGCTTGGCGAACGCCGGGTCCGACTCGGTCAGCGTCGAGCCCTCAGTGATGAGCGCGCCGGTGCTGTGCGTGGTCGTGACGGGAACCTCGAAGTTCTCGCCGCCGGCCGTGTTGAACACGGTCGACACGCCCGCGATCGTGGACACCTCGATCAGGTGCTCCCAGAGCATGCCGGCGAACGAGGTGGGGACGGTGTTGCCACCGGCCGTCGCGGTGCCCTTGGTCAGGTCACGCATCTGGATCGCGGCGGCCAGCTCGCGCTGGGACACCTCGAAGCCGTTCACCTCGCGGCTGTTCAGGGCGCGGAACTGGTTGGTGACGTCCAGCTCGGGCCGGGCCACGGGGGCGCGGTCGATGCTGTCGAATGCGGCAGCGGTGTCGGCGGCGCGCTTCTCAGCGTCCACCAGGCTGCGGATGCGCTCGTCGAGCGCGTCGATGTCGGCGTTCGCGGCCTGCCATGCGGACTCCTCCTCGCCGGACAGGGCGGCACGGCCCTCGGTCTCGGCGGCGTCAAGGATGCCCTTGGCCTGCTCCCACGCGTTCTGGCGGCGCTCGGAGAGCCGCTTGATGAGCTCGTCACTCATGGTGTACTCACATTCCCGCCCTGAGGGCGTGACTTGGGACCGGCAACATGGCCGGCAAGGATTGGGTGGTACGGGTAGGGCGAGAGTGCGGGTCGCGCTGCTCTCAGGTCGTGCTCGTGCGCAGCATCGTCAACCGGTGCCGCAGGACTCCGAACGTCTCGTGGTTGTCGACCTGCGAGACCTCGTCGTCGGCATCAGCGCCACGGGCGCTGATGAGGTCGGAGGGGATGATCCACAGCTTGCAGACGGCGTCGGGGGCGATGTCCCCAGCGACCACCTCGCAGGCCCGTGAGCCGTCGTAGAACGCGCACGACGCGCACGCGAGCCCGTCGGCTGCGAACGGGTTCTCCACCATGTAGTGGGCGCCGTTCGGGCCGGACGTCTGGTCGTACAGGCCGAACGCGCGCACGACCGCCTCAATGGCCTCGTACTGCGCGCGCTGGCGCTCGTTAAGCGGGTGCTCTGCCGCAGGCTCAGCTTCAACCTCAACGGCTGGCTCCTCGGCGGCGAGCATGTCGGCCAGCCGGTTCTCAGCAGCGGCCGCGGCCACCACGTCCACGTCCAAGGCTCGCGCCTCGGCCAGCGAGCGCAGCGCCGACGACGTGTCCAAGTAGGCCGGAGTGTTCACGGGTGCCACGTCCACCAGGCGGATCTGCTCAAGGGTCCGCAGCGGGAAGCCCTGCTCGGTGACGTCCCACGAGTCGGTGATCGTCTGGAACGCGAACGATGACTGGTGGACATCGGCCCTCGCAGCGAGCACCGCGAGGTCGCGGCCGGCGGTCGTGTCGGGCAGGTCCACCTCGTACATGAGGCCGACCTCGTCGACCGACAGGCGCACGGTGCCCGAGCTGGTGCGCCCGAGCAGCATGTTGTCGTCATGGTTGTAGCGCGCGAGCACGTCCAACCCGTCGGCCACCGACTTGTCGACGGCGCCGGGCGCGATCCGCTCAACGAACCCGCCAAGGTTCTGCGACAGCGTGTTGAACTTCAGCGCATAGCCGACGATCGTGCCGGGCGACTTGGTTCCGGGCATGCCAGCCCTGAACTCCATGTCTCCGCGCGTGTAACGGCGCTCCATGCTCATGTGGACGTTCCTCCTTGGGTGGGTGCGCCCTTCGTCACGTAGTTGGCCTGCCACTGCGCCACCTGGTCGGGCGTCAACGGCGGCCGGTCCTCGAGCGCGCGCCCCTCGTCCAGCGTCTCCAAGCCGATCCGCAGCGCGATCTCATGCGCCTGCATGCGGGTCAGCGTGTCCGTGCGCAGCATCGCGTCCGGGTTGAACCGCGCGAACACCGGGCGCGGCATCACCGCACTCAGCGCCGCCTCAATGCGAACCAGCCACGGCATCAGCGAGTGCGTCAGGAAGTCGATTGACTGCTGCTCAGTGGTCGCGTAAGTCATCGACGACCCCGTCTCGCCGCCGATCTTCTCCGGCGGGATGCGGTAGATGGAGGCCACCTGGGTGGCTGACGCCTTGATGGCCTCGAGGAAGCGGGCGTCCGCAGCGTTCACCCCCAGCGGCGATAGCTCCCAGTCCGAGCCCGATACGAACGGCTCACCCGTCCGCTGCGCCGCACGGAAACGCTCTTTCACCAGCGACGCCACCGACGGGTCGATCGTCTGCGTAGTGTTCCTTAACCGGTATGTCGGCGTGGCTCCGTTCTTGAACCAGTCCCGCGCCGACACCGTCGCCGACAGGCCCATGTCAATTGTCGCCGCGAAGTTCGCGATTGGCGACAAGCCCACCGCCATACCCGGCCGCGCGTAGCCGACCACGTGCACCAGCTGCTCCCGCGACAGCTCAGTGCCTCGGTACGCGTAGCGCACCCGCGGATATGCCGACTCGTCCAACGTCACCAGATCCGGGTTCAGCCACTCAATCGTCCGCGGATATCCAGCGGTGTCCGTCGACGTGACGAGGCCGTAGGCGTTCCCGCGCAGCAGCAGCGACACCATGCAGCGGTGCAACCAGTCATAGGACGTGCCCTGAGTTGATGGTGCCTCCAGCAGCGCCCACCGCGTCCGCTCCCGCCGCCCGTCACCGGTCGACCGGTACGCCTGCAGCGGCAGCGACGCCACCGAGTCAGCGAGCATCGAGGTCGCCGCGAACACCGGAACCAGCCGCAGCGCACGCTCACCCACCGACCCGTGAATGATCGCATCATCTGAACGCAGGAACGCCGAAGCGTCCATCGCCCTGGTCTCCGCGCGAGACCCGCGGAAGATGCTCACGAGCGCCCAGCGATCACGTAGGACGCGACACCGACACCGATGCCAGCCACGATGAGGGCAGCCGGCACCGACAGCAGCGCGACGCCGACGACCACGAGGGCCAGCGCCACCGCGTCCAGGATCGTGGTCAGCATGTGAGTCCTGCCTCAGTAGATGGACTGGGAGACGTCGTAGACGGCATGAGATGCCGACCGCGACGCCCAATGGGCCAAGGTCACCGCCACCAGCGGCGAGATGGGGACATCAGTGGACGACTTCCGCGACCAAGCCCACGCGTCACCCAGCGGGCGACGTTTCGCGCACAGCGCCGCAGACGTCAGGTCAGGCTGAGCGAGGTGGAACACGAAGCCGCCGTCGACAGCGTCAAACAGCAGCCCGCACGCCTGCGCATAGTCACGCGCCGACGTCAGGGTCACAGGGATGCGCGCACCCTCAAGGTCGGCCAGCAGAGAGCCAGCAGGCCCGCCCGCATCAACCACGACAGCCGCCGGGCGCCAACGCTCAACCAGCTCGCGCATCCGGTCAACCACCCAGCCGGTGCCGCGCCGGAAGTCAACGACCTCTACGTGCCTGGCGCCATCCGCGCGCACGCCAGCCACACCGATAGCCGCCCACGCCCGATCCGCCGACACATCCACGCCGAAGCACACCGGGTCAAGCAGCGCCGACGACTCGTCCACGCACGCCGCCCACTGCTGCTCGCTGAACACGCCCTCGGCCACCCGGCGCGGCCAGATGCTGAGGCGCTCCTGCTTGAACCAGTCCAAGTCGTTCGCCATCGCCGCGTACTCGCGCGCCACGAACTCCTGCGAGATGCGGATGCCCATCGCCGGATTGGCCTGCGCCCACGCGGCCGGGTCACCGGGGTCCGCGTCCTCGTCGGCGCTCCACTCCAAGTAGCACAGGGACGCATCGCCACCAGCGAGCGCCCGCTCGCGCAATCCGCGCAGCTGCGTGGCCGCGTCGTCGACCGTGCCCGTGTAGATCACTTGAGGATTCGGCCTGGTCGACAGGGTCGGCAGCAGCGCCGCCATGTCCTCGGCGTCAAGCACCTGGCACTCGTCGAGGATGGCAACGTCGCCGGTAAACCCGCGACCCGACGTCCTCGACCTAGCCACGAACTGCAGCCGCTGCCCGGTCTTCAGCTCGATGCCCTCCTCGCCGTGCGAGGTGCGGACATTCTTGACGCGCGACTTCAGCTGCGGACTGTTCTCCACGTAGCCGACCACGCGCCGGAACGCCTCGCGCGCAGTCTTGAACTGATGCGCCGACCACAGGATCAGCTGCTCGTCAAGCAGGAACAAGCCCGCCAGTGCGCGGGCCTCAAGGACCGCGCCCTTGCCGTTCTGACGCGGCACCACCAGGGCGCACTCAAACGCCGACCACAGGCCGTCCTTGCGGCGCCCGAGCATCTGCTCCAACGTGTAGGCCTGCCAGTCGTCAAGCACCAGACCCGCCGACGCGCACAGCGCCACCGCGTCCGCACCCCAGGACTCAGCCCTTGGCGGGACGCTTTCCACTCGCGGCCTTTGCGCGCCGCGCACGGAGCTCGTCAACGAAATCGGCCTCCTCGGCCGGCCCCTCAGCCAGCTCACTCAGAACGGCCCGCAGCTCGCGGGCCACCGACGACGCGTCACGCGCGTCAGGGTCGTCAAGGCGAGCGGCGAGGACGTCACGCATCGCGCGCAGGATCGTGACCCGGTCACCGGAGGCGGCGGCGTCAGCGACGGACACAGCGGCCTCCGGTCGGGGTGGTCACCCAGAGTCACTGGGGAGAGATTTTTGGCAGGGGCGTGCGAGTCCCTCAGTAACGCCCAAAAAAACGCACCGGGCCCCCTCGGCGGCGCTCACTCACGGTCACCACGACCGGCTGGCGCTCCACGGGGCTGCCTTGCGCCGCCTGGTGCCCCTGCCCACCGTGGTTCCGTTGCCGCGCGCGCTGTTGCAGCCGTAATGAACTGCTCGCAGGTTGCTTGGGGCGGTCAGGCTGCCACCTAGTGACAGCGGAACGATGTGGTCGGCGCTGGGTGCCCACCTCGAGCGCCCGTCGGCCGCGTGGTCAAGGGGCTGGCCGCAGATCGCGCAATGGGTGGCGTTGCGCAGCAGCGCGGCTCGCGCCTTGCGATAGCTGCTGCTCTTCAGTGCTGGGTTGCTCATGGCTCGTAGTCCGTGAGTGCGAGGACGAGGGCTGCTACCGCGAGGCTGAGGAGGAGTAGGCCGGTGAGCATTGGTCCTCCCACTCGGTGAGCTGGTCGAGGATCGCGTCGATGGTGGCCATCACCGCCGCCTGCCCGTGGGTCCCTGGTTGATCCTTCAGCCGGGCACGGGTGGCGGTGGCGTGGTGGAGGGCTTCAACGAGTTCCTCGCGGTCGGTCATCGCGGGCTCCTCGCTGCTCCGTTCATGACGAAGCCCCGCTCGGTGGCGGGGCTGGGATACACGCATCGCGTGATATCACAACGGTATCCGACAGATTCCCCATTGGTCAAGCACCGCGCCGACGCGCGTCAAGCAGCAGGTCCAGCACGTCGCCGACGCGGTACGTGGCCACTGCGCCTTGGTTGCCTGACCGGATCAGCCGTCCGCGCTCGACCCACTTCTCCAGCCGCTTGCGTGAGACGGTCTCGTCGCCGGTCTCGGCCACGGCTCGGGTCATCTCGGACAGGGTGAGCAGCTGGTCGGCGGCGTCCTCAAGCCGGGCGTACCGCCATGCGGCGACGTCGCGCTCGGTGCTGCACACCTGGCAGACGACGGTGGCCCGGCCGTCGACCGCGTACAGCTCTTCGGCGCACCCGTCGGTGTCGCACGTGCCGGCGTAGGTGCGGTCGGGCGCCCGGTCAATGGCCTGCCGTCCTTGTGCGCACGCGTAGGCGACTTCGTCAATCGCCTGGTACCCGTCGGGGTGGGTGACCAGCCAGCCGCGCAAGCTGAGCAGGAGCGCGGCCATGTCGGTGATGGCGGTCCCAACGAGGGTGTTTGTTTCGCGGGCGAACCGACTGCGGGCCTTGAGCGTCGGGTGCGCGTCAAGCCCTTCCCGTGCCCACGGCCACAGGGTTGTTTGCAGCAATCGCAGGGCGTCACTTGCAGCGGTTGAGTACGGCAGCGGAGTCTCAGTTGACCTAGGGCCGTTGGCCTGTCCGCTGCTCGTCTGGCGGCTCAGCGTGGTCTCCAGCTCGACCACGAGCGCCGGGATGTCGCCCACGGTGCGGTCGAACGAGGCCCAGCAGTCGGGGCAGGCGGTGCTGTTGTCGCCGGTTGGCATGGGCTGGCCGCAGGCGGTGACCTGGCATAGGCGGGCGCTCATCAGAATCCTGGCTCCTCACTGGTGGGGGCGGGGGCGTGCGGTCCCCATGCCCAGCCGCTGATGGTGGCCGGGATCGGGTTGTGGCAGGCGTGCTCGGCGAACACGGCGAGGTCGGTGTGGTTGCCGGCCGGGCGGTGCGTGATCTTGCTGGCGGTGCGCCAGACGACCTCAAGGTCGCGGGTCATGTGCCAGGTGGCGCGGCCGGCGACGAGCGACGATGCCTCGGTGGTCGGGTCGAGCGGGGTGGGGTCGAGGTGGACGGTCAGTCCCTCGGCGGCGATCCCGTGCAGGGTCACCGAGTGGCACCTGGGGCAGGTTGTGGGTCGGAACCGGTAGGTGGTCCGGGCAGGGTGTGAGGGCTTTGGGTGTGAGAACCCGAGGGGTGGGAGGGGGACAGCCCCTAAAGGGGCTGTCACACCCCCCTTCCCTTGATCCGCTGTCACACCTCTCATACCCTCCTCACACCCCATCTCTCACACCCCCTGAAACGGTTGAAGGGGCGGGATTACCCAGAACTGATAACCACTGGGACCGCCCTCGCGGCGAACCCTGCCGGCGTCCATGAGGCTGTTGAGGGCGTTGGTGCGGTCCTGTCCGCTGCCCTTCGACACGCCCTCTCTGGCCTTCTTGCCGGAGCATCCGGGGTTGTCCCGGACAAACTCCCAGACGACGTCCTGAATATCGGCGGTCTTGACCTTCTTGCGTCCGCCGCGCCCGGTCAGCAGGACGGTTCGGGTGTCTGCTTCCCATGTCAACTCCTCCTCCTCGACGTCCACGTCTCGCCCTTCAAAGCGGATGAAACGTCGGTCGCTGTCGTCCTTGGTCAGCAGCCACCGGATGTCGGCCCAGTCGTCGAGGCGCGTGGCGCCCCGGGCGCGCTCGGCGCCGACGACCTGTGCTAGGCGTCCGGTGTGGGTGGGCAGGGTGAGGGTGTCAATGCCGGCCTGCTCTTTAATGCTGTCGACGATGTCCAGCCACACGCCGACCTCGGAGTTGCTGTTCTCGTCTCCTGAACCGGTGAACGCGCGGGCGAACGGGTCCATGACCCAGTGGTGGACGTTGTGGTCCCTGAGCCAGCGGATTACCCACGCCTGGGTGGCGGTGTCGGTCAGTGTGAGGCGGTATCCGCGGAGGTTGAGGACGACGACGCTGTCGGTGTTCTTGATGTTGAGGTCTCTGAGCCAACGTCGGGCCTGCCGGTCGTCAACCTCGTAGTTGAACCAGGCGACGGTGCGTCCAGGCTCCAGTGGCGTCGGTGTGTATCGGCCGAGGAAGAGCTGGTTGTCGGCCATGGCTCGGATCATGTTCAGGGTCAGGGTGGTCTTTCCGGTCTTGTACTGGGCTGTGAGCAGGGTGTTGCTTCCGGTTGGCATGATGTCGGTGATGGCCCAGCTGACGGGCTCGTCGGGGATGGCCAGCTCGGCGGTGAGGCTGTGGTGGCTGGGGGGCTCGCGCCAGGTGTTTTCGCGTTGCTCGGCGTTGTGGATTGCCTTGGCGTCGTGCTGGGCTCGCATCTTGGCGAGTTCGGCGTCGACGAGGCGCATGTGTCGCTGTTGGGCGGGGTCGATGGTGCTCTGCTCGTGTTGGTGTGTGGTGGTGAGGTCGGGGTTCCATGGCTGGATGTCGGCGCTGGGCATGAGGCGGTCGCCGTAGCCGGCGCGGTACAGGTGTCGGGCGGCGGCTTCCATGTCGCCGCCGTGGTGGTAGTGGGAGTAGACGGCGAACTTGCTGAGGCCGACCTCGGTGGGGAGGGTGGTGCTGCTGCTGAACACGTACATGGGGCCGTCCTCGCCGGCCGTGGTGGCGCTGGGGCCGTCGGCTGGGTTCTTGCCGGGCCTGCACCAGGTGTCGTTGGGGTGGCCGTTTCGCTGGCCGTGGTGCATGAGTGTCCAGCCCTGTGGGGTGAGCAGGTCGTCCCATGTGGTTTGGGCGGACCAGTCGTCCCATGAGGTGAGGGTGTCGTCGGCGGTTGGGGGTGGGGCGTGGTGGGCCTTGGGCGTGGTAGTGGTGGCGGGCATCTCGTCAAGGTGTCCGAAGAGCCAGTGCAGCTGGTCGATCTCCTCGCCGGTGAACTCGGGTGTCCCGGCGGGGGTGGTGCCGGGCGCCTGGATGTAGTGGCGGCCGTCGGGGTGGCCCTTGCGGCCGGGGCTGGGGGCGACGATGACGAATCCGCCCTCGCCGCGGGTCTCGGCGAGGACGCGCACTTCGCCGGTGTCGCGGTCCTGCTCGCGGGCGAGCTTCATGTTTCCGGCGACGGGGCGGTCGGAGCAGCGGGCGAAATAGTGGGTGCCGAAGGTGGGGGTGAGTTCGGCGCAGCCTTCGGTGAGCCGGTCGAGGAGGGCGCTGAGGCCGTTGCGGGCGGCGATGTCGCGCAGGAACCCCATCGCCTGCCGGTCGGCGGCGAGCGCCTCCAGCTCGATCATCTCCACGTTGCCCGAGACGTGGCCGCAGATGACTCCGATGGCGTCGAACTTGCCGGTGGCGAGCAGGGCCTCAAGCTCGTCAAGGGGGAGGCGTTCCTGCTGGTACTTCTCCCATGAGCCCCATGGGCGCTTGCTGCCGTCGCTGTGCGCGGGGACGACGCAGTAGCCGGCCTCGTACCAGGCGCGCGCGGCGCCGATGAGGTCTGTCACTCGGCGCTCGCGACGGTCGCGATGCGCCCGGCCTGCTTGACGCACTCGGTCGGATCGTCCATGACTTCCTTGGCCGCAAACCGGATGACGCGCCACCCCTCGGACTCAAGGTGTCGCTGTCGGCGGCGGTCGGCGATGAACGACTCCTGACCGTTGTGGAACGCCAAGCCGTCCACCTCAATGCCGATCTTGGCGCTCGGTATGGCGAAGTCCAGGCGGTAGCGCCCGACCTCAAACTGAGGGATCAGGCCGTTCAGTTCTGGCAGGGCTAGAAGCTGCGCTACGTCCCAGAACTGCTTCTCAACTGGTGAGTCAAACTTCGCGTTCTGTTGATACCAACTGTCAATCGCCACCTGATAGCCAGAAACAGCGTCGTCGGCCCAGATGTGCTGCACCCCATGCATGGTTGTCGCAAACCACATGTCGCCGTGCTTCGCGCACCTGCAAGACTCTTCATCCGGCTCCCATGAAAATGTGGAGTGGCATACCGGAGTCGCTACGACAACCGTCTTGCCAATGCCGACGGCGTAACCAATCTCGGCAATGGTCCCGTAGGCGGTGTCATCGTCAAGCCATGCGTAGAACACGTCGCTTCGGCGAATGGCCGCAAGGCACAAATGTGCAGCCCACTCCCTTGCGCTGCGCCTGCTGTAGTCAATGTTTGCATTAGCACATGAGCCGTCCATGGCGTGTGTGCTCGTGCCGTGCTGGCATCCATGGTCGCAAGTGATGAAAAACGGACCCGAAATCAGAGCTTTGCCGTCTGCCGAGTCACGGTCCAGCCAGATGCTGTCCTTGGGCAACCCGTCGCACGGTCGGCGGTAATAGACGGAGTACGACGGGTACCCGTCCACAACGTCGTTTCGCCAGTCGTTCTTTGCAATCTTCCCGGCCAAGTACACTCGCGGCTTCTCGCCCACGTCATCCCCTCTCGTCTGATGGCCCACCGGCCGGCGCCGCACTTCACACGGCACCGACCGGTGGAGTCCGGGTGGCTACTGCTTGCCGGTGAGGTTGCCCAGGGCGGCCAGCACCTCGGGCGTGAGCACGCTGGTGTCCGCAGCCGCAGGGGCGGGCGTGGGCGTGGTGAGGGTGGCTGCGGCCTGACTGGTCAGGTACGCGGTAGCGGCGGCGACGGCCTCCGCGTCCCCGCTGGCGTCGAGCAGCACCCACGGGGCGGACTGGCCGGGCTTGGCCGTTCCCTTGCCGAGGATGCCGAGGACGCGCTGGCCGATGCGGTCCTTGAGCGAGGCGACCAGCACCTTGCTGAAGAACAGCTGGTCGGTGTGCGTGGCCTGTGCCGTCACGTCGTGGACGGTGCAGGCGATGACGTCGGACGTGCCGAGGCTGGTTGTGACTCCGGTGCGGTGCTCGTGCGGCTCAACGATGAGCAGGTGGTTCTCAAGGTCGGCCGGACGGACTCCGCTGGTGCTGCCGGTGGCCGGGCTGGTGAACATTGACATGGTGTTGCCCCTTCGTTGTGTGTTGGTTGGGTGTTACGGCTGTGCGGTCATGAGGGTGGCCGGGTTGGCCTTGCGCCACTGGCGCACGGTCGTGGCGATGAGGGCGGCGGACCACCCGGCGACCAGGTCGATCTCGTAGATGTCGCAGCGGGCCTGTCCGACGGGCAGGTGGATGAGCAGGCCGACGGTGGTGTCGACGTCGAACGATCGCCGGGTGCCGGTTGCGGGGTCGTAGTGGACGCTGCGCGCGTAGACGGCCATCTGTGTGGCGGCGCCTTGCGCGTATCTGGGGGCGTCGGCGCCGGTCTTCAGGTCGCCGATGACGATGCGCCGGTCGGGGAACTGCCAGCGGCGGTCGTAGGAACCGGCGGCCTGCAGCTCGTCGTTGACGACGAACTGCTCGAAGTCGACGGCGACGAGCCCGGCTGCCTTGATCGCTTCGGCGTAGGCGGCGAGGTCGGCGTGCATGTCGTGGGGTGCGTGTGACCACGTCTCGCCCTGGTCGACGAGCTCGGTGAACGTGTGGAGGGCGGTTCCGACGTTGGCTGCCGATCCTGACGCGGCGGCCTCCATGGCCTGCTCGACGACCTCGCCTAGGCGCTGCTTGTCTCCGCGCGCGCTGACGGCGAGGGCGTGCAGGTCGGGGCGTGCGGCGATGCCGGCGGCGACCTGTCGGCACTTCCAGCGCGACAGCCCCTCGGTGTCGTCGAGGGTCTTGGCCAGGGTGCTGATGCGCGTGTAGGGCACTGCCTTGCCGCCACCCTCGGGGACGATGAGGGGGCGTCCCCACCGGTCGCGGCCGACGGCGGTCGGGACGTATGGGTCCTCGTCGGGCTTGCTGATGCTGGCGAATGTGATGCTCATGCTCTGATCCACTCCTCGATGCGTTGTTGGATTTGTTCTGGTGAGTCTTTGGTCAGGCGTGCGGCGAGCGCGTTGGCGCGGCGCCTAGTCAGCCATGGCGCGGCCTGCTCCTCGCTCTGCTGGCACAGGGTCGGGCTAATGCAGATGGCGCGCACGTCGCTGCGGATGCGGGCCACGCGCTCCCGCTCGGCGCGGGCCTCCTCGAGGAGTCGCTCGGCCTCCTTGCGCTGCTGGTTCAGCCGTCGCACGTAGTGCTCGCGCGCTGGCCACGGCATCCGCTCCCACTCGTCGCGGGTCATGACGCGCACCACTGGCACAAGGGCGACCCGTGCTCGCCGTAGCGGATGGTTTGCCCGCCGCAGCGTGCGCACGGGCCGAGGTCGGTGGTCGGCGGATTGTGAGGTTCAGGGGCGACCGTTTGCCTGATGGGCGGCTCGGGCGCGACGACGACGAGTGGCCGGGCGAGCCGGTAGCGGGGCACGAGCTTGCCGACGTTGCGGCCCTTCAGGTCGGTGGAGCGCACGTGGTCGTGCTCAACGAGGGTGCCGTCCTGGCGCAGCCGCCGGTAGATGACACCGATCGCGCGTGGTGGCACCCACTCGGGGATCAGCGGCCGCACGTCGTTGGGGTTGACTAGCCCGTCGTGGGCGGCTCCGGCGATGGCCGCGCGCACGGCCAGCTCGTGGTGGCGGGCGGTCATGCGACGGTCCATCCGTCGCACGTGCACCTAGCGTCATCCCCAGCGCGGTGGTTGCAACGGTCAATGCTGAAGATGTGCTCGACCTCCGAATGCCCGCAGGTGCTGCACGTCCACGGCACGGCTGCGGTTGCGGCGGCGCGCAGGTCCCGCAGCGAGTCGGCGGTCGCGTCAAGCGTCTTGGCGACCTTGTCGGCGCCGTCGGGCGCTGAGTCGCCGCAGAACGCGATCACGCTCTCGCTGCAGACGATCAGGTGCGAGATGAGGTCGTCCACGTGCGCGTAGACGACGCCGTTGATGACCTTCCAACGTGCGACGGTGTCCATCAGCACCCCCTCGGGAAGCGCGCGCGCCAGTAGGCGTAGGGCTGCCAGATCCAGTTATCGATGCGCCACTGGGACCAAATGCCGGCGTAGTCGCGGGCGTCCACCCCGGTGCCGCTGCGGTTCAGCCCCCACGGGCGCCAGCCCTCGCGGGCGACGATGCGGCGGGCGATGCGCGCGTTGGTGGGTCCGTCGAGCAGCTGCGCGCGTGTGTACTGGGGATGTGTCGGCCGGTTGACCTGGAACAGGCCGTAGTCGGCGCCGTTGGTCACTTGGCGGGCCTGACCGCCGCTCTCGCGCATGACCACGGCCCACCCGATGCGCACGTCGCGGCCGGTGAACCCGGCGCGCTCCAGCGTGTGGACGAGTCGGCACGCGCGGGTCGTCGTCGCGGCCGGGGCTGGTGCTGTCGTCGGCGCGAGCAGGGCGGCGGCGAGGATCAGCGGCATCATCCGGTCACCTCGGTCTGGTCGCACACGAGGCACGCCTGCGAGCAGTAGTGGAGGTCTACGCACTTGCCGTCGAGGTTGTGGTCGGTGACTGTTAGCCAGCCGTCTGCGCACAGGTTCTCGGGGAACGTGATCGCGCCGCAGAGGGACGCGTCGCACTTCATGACGATGCTCATGGCCGGCCGTCCTCGTCGACCTCAATGAGGCAGTTGAGGATGTAGAGCAGCTGCGCTCCAGTCATCACCACGTAGCCGTCGGCGGGCGACGACTTGCCGCGCCGCTTGATCCACGCCGCTCCGATGTCGGCCTTGTTGCGGGTGCGCGCGGCCTCGGTCTGGTCAACGATCGCGGCTAGGTCAATGCGGGCGACCGACTTGCACTCGATGACCACGCCGGGCGCCACGTCAATGTCACCAGCGCCGAAGTCGGCAGAGCCGGTGCGCTTCGCGTGTGGGAACTGCGTCTGCAGGTAGGAGACAGTGTCGGTCTCCCACGCCGTGCCCTTGGCTCGCTCCTTGCTCATGCCAGTGCCTCCTTCAGGTTGGCGACGATGAGCTCCAGCTCGGCGTCGCCGAGGGTCTGGTCGTCGTCGGTTGCAGCGACCACGAACCGCAGCAGCCGGTCGGCTGCCCAGCGGGCGACCTGCACGAGGTCGGGATTGTCAGTCATGCGCTTGCCCTCTCAGGGTCTCCGTGGAACTTGACGTCGTGGCCGGCCGCGCGAGCCCGGTACAGGGCGCGCTCCAGTGACTTGGGCTTCATGCCCAGCCGGTGGGCGGCGATGTGGATGTCGCCCTGGTGGTGGTCGAACGTGTCGAGGAAGTCCTCGACGACGTACTCCGGTGGCAGGCGCCCA